TGTCTTTTCAATAAGTTTAATAGTATTTGTTTCATTTTCTTGATTAATCCAAGGTATAAAAAGTACGGGTAGTTGACCCAACACAACTTCAGTTGGTTCTGAATAAACAGTCACATTGTCATATTCACGAAGTAGCAGATCCACAGCATTTACTTCGTTAGTATTTTTATAATATGCAGTATGATTGCCAACAATAGTATGAACCTTTACTCCCATTTCTTGGAGACGGTCATAGTAATTATTTTTTGCCCATGATAAAGCAGAGAAATCAATACCTTTACGGCTATCAAAGGTATCTCCCATATCAACAATCGTAGTGATACCTTCTTCTTCTAATGTAGGAAAGAAGACATCATTATAAAACTTCAAAAAATAATCATGAAAGAGTTTTGAATTCTTTCTTGCTCCGAAGTGTTGATCGGTGATAATTGCTACTTTCATTCAATAACGAAGTTTAGAGTATACTGCGTCTTTAATTGAATTATAGTCCGATGTGTTTGATCCGTCAAGTCCATCGTCACAGAATACTTCAGAAAAACCTGTCTTTTCTAAGATTTTATTTTTAATTTCCAACTGACGCTTTTCTCTTTGAATACGACGCAGAAAAGCATAGTGAATAATTTGAGTAAAATATGCGAAGGGATTTTGAGATTTTTGAGGATCAAAATTTCCAATGTACTGAACACAATTTTCAATACCATCACAAATCATATCGTCCTTAAACATATAATTTACGAAATTTGGTTTAAATGATAAATGTGTTGCTATTTTCAAAAAGCATTCACCTAGATAATTTGTAATTCTTGGTTTGGGTTCCCCTCTAATTTGAGCAATTTCAACCATTTCTTTATACTTAATTAAAGCAGCAAGAAATTCTTTGTTATTAACATAATGTTCTGATCTTTTTCTTCTAGACATGATGGTCGTAGTAATCATTATTTTACCTAATCTATTATATAGTTATTATACCAACTAAATGATTAGTTGACAAGTTCAGAAAACATATGTAGAATACCTTTGTTGGGTTTAAAGATAATAATCTTAGCTATTTTTAAATATATTCTCTAAGGATATCTTTGCTTCTTTTACATTTGCAAGATATCCCATTTTTCTATTTAACTTTGTTTTATTTGTCTTAGATCTTTCACTCTTATATAAAAAGTTTTGATAAATTTCTATCATTTCATCATCAATAGATTCTGAAATAGTGAGAACATTATCAATATCAATAATAAACATGTCTTCAGTACTTGTTTTTATCCAAGGTTCCACTTTATATCCAGAAACACCATATTTTGTTTTTATTTCACATATCATTACTGGACTAATAACTATTAGCATAGTTTTATCTTCTTCTTCAGAAGCTGCTACTTTGCAAAATATTTCTTCACCATTTTTAAATTTAATTGTTGCATAGAAATCATCTTCTATTCCCATCAAATCTAACCTCCGTTTTTATTATTTTTCTATTTTTACCGTAATGAATTGGTAATTGAAACTTTCCTCGTTGTAGATTTTAATTCTTTCAATTAGATGGTTGAGTGTATAATTTTTTTTATTTTTACTTAGTATTTCATCTGCAATATCGTAAAGAATTGCTCCCTTTTTATTTTTTCCTTTACGCAATACTCTTCCTATTGACTGAAGATTTCTAACTCTGGATTTGCTTGGAGAAGCAAACACTACATTGTGAAGATTTTTTATATTAATTCCAGTACTAAAAGTTCCATAAGAAGCAACGATAATCGCATCATTTTCTCTTTCAGTAATAGTTCGAACTAATTCTCTTTCTTCGGCATCTACTCCACCATGTACGAAAAAGGTTTTTCGATTTTCACCTACTTTTTTATTTATCATATCATATAAATTTGCTCCATGAGTCTCAACTCTACTATAGAGTATTAGAGTGTTTCCCTTTAAATCTAAAGCAAGATTTGTAATGAACTTATTTCTTTGATCATGATGAATTAGGTACTGTATTTCATCTTCATAAGTTTCAAATTTTTTGTCTTTGTGTTTTAATAGAAGAACTTTAATATCTAGTTTTGAAAGATGTCCCTTCTCCATCAATTCACTAGTTCTAGTAATTTTGTATGATGGTCCAAATAAACCCTCCAAAACCCATTCGTGGGTTTGAGTTCCATCTAAAGTTCCTGTGAACCCAAATCTATATTTTGCATTATGAAGTTTTGTCATGATTGATATTAATGACTTGGATTTGAAAAGATGAGCTTCATCTCCAATCACAACTTCATAATCTTCAAAAAAACTTTTTTCCAACTTATAAATTGATTGCCAAGTTGTGATAGTTACTTGGTGGGAATTTGACTTCTCCCTTCCAGAATATATTTTGTGACAATACTTATCAGCATCCCACCCATAATCTTCAAAGTCTTTATACATCTGCTCTACAAGAGATGTTGTTGGTACTATCAGAAGAATTTTCTTATTTTTATCCGTATAATATCTAACTAGAGAATATATCATCAAACTCTTTCCAGATCCTGTTGGACTGATTAGTAATTTTCTATTATTTCTTAAAGCATCGTAAACTCCATCAATCTGATAATCTCTTGGTGCAAGATTGCAGATTGAATTTATATAATCTTTCGTTCCTTCTAATGAAATAAATTCATTTACCTCAAAAGGTAATCCGTAGAATTTATTATCTTCAAACTCATAATCATATCCATACTGTTTTGCTAGAGAAATAATCTTATCAAGGAGGCCTACATAAATCTCTCCAGTGTGTGTAGATAAAAGTCTTATTTCTCCATTCCAGTGCTTATTTCTATATTGTGGCATGAATTTTGCTCCAGGCACTTCAAAAGTAAAGTGTGGAGCAAACTCATAAAGAATGTGTGGTTCGCAAATTAATTTAATATAAATCTCATTTTTCTTTTGAATCTTAATATCAACCATAACCACTTACAAATTTTCTAAACTCTATGGCATTTTTAATTTGAAAAGTTCTGTTCTGAACAACTTTTAAAATGCTCTCCAAGTAATTTATAAGAGTTTCGTAATACTCAATTTTCATTGCGACTCTTGATAAATCCTTGTCAGAATCTAGATATTTTTGTAATGTTTCTTTATCTCTTATTTTTTTGGGAAATGGATTTTCTATGTATACTTCAGGATCCGCCTTTCCCGTATAATATTCATATTTTTCATGAAGAAGTTCTTTCCACTTTCTCTCTGAATTTTTCTTTAAGAGTGTATTTGTGTTATACAACTCAAAATATTTTGCATGTAGTTGTGGAATTCTTAAAGATTCTTCATCCAAACGATCAGGATCTACGACAGAATCTTTCTGCCACATTTCCTGAATAATTTCTAAATTCATACACGATTTCCAAACATATCCTCTATATCAAATAAAGTATACTTGAAATTTGCCTCAGCTGTAAAGTAATTCACATCAGTCTGTGTAGCATCAAATACAAGTGTTGTTAATCCAACTGGGAACATATTATAAAATTTTATATTAAATCTTGGAACTTGATTGCTATTTAATATTTGCAATGTTCCATCCGAATAATATTGGATGTCACTATTTTCTATAGTATTAGTTGCATACTCGTTGTTTAATTTTAAATCATAAATTTCTTGAAGACTTTCTGGATAACCGAGTGCTCTTAACCAGTTATGTATTTGAAGATAATTATTCATATCTTCATCTACAATGAATCTTATTGTTAGATCTTCATATTGCAATTTGTCTCCAGGAACATCAATATCCTTTAGATAAGTTGGTTGTATTGCTGTCCCCAATGTAATTGATGGTAAATTAGCTTCATTGCACATGAAGTCAACTTTTGGATAATTTGATAAAATAAAATTAAATCCAGTAGGTGCTAAAAAATTCCTATTTCCAATTTGTCTATCAAATACTTTATTAGTTATTGACATTTTTTTAAATATTTAGACAAAAAAGGGGTCCTTTTGGGACCCCCCTTGAAATTTTATGTGAAATGGATCACATAAGGTTCTTAACTGCAACGC